ACTTCCGGAAACATATACTGATAGTCTAGGATTAAGACCCGTTGAGTCTCTAGTACCCAATGCATCTACTGTAACTTTATATGATGAAGTTGCAATAAATATGCCGGCATAAGCTGTTTTTTGTTGTATAACATGTACTGCATTTGTTGCTGAAATATCAGTAACACTCGTAATTTGCATTGCATTATTTAAAGATGCGGTATTCCATGTTAATGTTGGAGCCGTAGCCACAGTTTTTCCTAGATATGTATATCCTTCCCAATACGTATCAATAATACTTTGTGAAGTAAAAATACCTATGCTTTGATCTGGAAATAATGAAGCCGTATTACTGATGAATATTTCGGTTTCTTCTAATTCTACATCATTTACTAGTTCCCACGTACCAACCGTACCTTTATTATTAGTATATACTTTGATACGAGAAACATCGCCAGTTGCAGGTTCTAATCCTTTAATTTGCAATAACGCAAAGGATTGAGAATTTTCTGTTGCAACATAAGTAGGAGTAGCTTCATATGACAAAGCAAATCCGGAATATGCAAATTCTGTATATGTTTGCGGAGATAAACTTTGGCTACTATAAACTGTATATTCTTGATCTAACAATGCCGTAGTACTAGATAATATCTTTTTTATCGTACTGACGTAAGGGGTGGAAACCACCGTGAAATTAGGAGTAGGCGTAGGATTAATCGGCGATGTTACAGTTATTGTACCTGTTGACATATCTGATGTAAATAAGCCTCCACTAATTTCAATTGCAGGTGTTCCATTAAGTGCAAAATATCTTACTTTACCTGTAGTGTATGTTGGAAATTGTTGACTACCGGAATATATTCTATCAAGTTGTACTCCTACTTGTTCTGACACTGTCATTACCGGTAACTTGCTAAATATAATTTCCGAATCATTTGATATGTTTGGATTAACTGGTACGGTTCGTTTCCATTTTACGTTAGCACGACCTTGCCATTCGGCTGGCACTGGAAGACCTTGTATAGTTTGTGCTTCTGCTATTAATGTAATTGAACAATCGCCAGGAGATGTTTCTGAATAAATGTAAATGGCAATTACCCGTGACTTGTCTTCATCAATGTAATCTACAACTTCCGTATAAATTGGATCGCCATTATAATCTAAAACTTCTAAATTTAATACACCACCAACACGTAAATTAGTAGGATGTCCTCGAAGTTTAAATAAATTTTTTCCAGCTGTTAATCTCGTAGGAAATTCTGTTATTTGAAAATACTCCGGTGATGTTAAAGAAGTATCTTCAAAATAAACGTCAATAAACTCTAAACCTTTATATACTGCTTCTTTTCGTTTCATCGAATTTGATATCTTTATTATAAATATCAAACATGATTAATCTTGCTGTATCCTTGTGTTTTATTTACTTCTATTAAATTATCAACCATATCTCGCATTGAATCAACGTGTGAAATGATAATTGAAAAATCAAATTTAGTACGAAAATATTCAAATAAATTTACTACTGATGATATATGTTCTGAATCTAAAGAACCCCATCCTTCGTCAATTGCAATAAAATTAGGACGAGGTAATGCTGATACATTAATAAGTGCTATGCGAATTGCTAATGATGAAATAAAACGTTCCATCCCGCTAGTTAATTCTAATGGCCAATAATTATCTTCATCATAAATAATATAACCATTGATATTTTTTCCATCCGTATTCATTACCATGTTAAAATCAACTATTTGATTAAGCACATTGTTTATTTCGGCTTCTATTTTAGGAAGAGCTTTTGTAATTAATTCATACGGAATGCCATCACGCTTAACCGATTCTAAATAATATCCATAAGCTTTGTACTCAGTTTCAAGTTGTTGATAACGTTCAAGTTGTTGCATTGCCGTAGATTTTTTTGTTTTTGCTACTTCAATTGCACCGTAATTATTTTTTATTTCAGATTGTATTTGTTTTATTTGTTCGGATATAGAAACGATATGTTGTTTACATGAATCAATTTGCGTATCAATGTTTTGATTATGTTTAATTGCCGTTTCATTGTTTCTAAATGATTCTTGTCGTTCGATTGTAGTTTCTAATTCCGATTCGCGAGTTTGAAGATCACTTTCTAAAATTTGAAGTTGCAATTCATTACGTTCTTGTGTTATGCGATTTGTTTGTAGTGTATTACGTAATGCATTAAGTTGTTTTGTTTGTTCAAATACCGGGTTTAATGTTTCAATTTCTTGATTCAATGCCGCAATTTTTTCTTTGGTTGTATTTAATATATCTCTATCTGCTTCAATTGTATTTTGTGCTTCGATTGCATTTTGTACGAAAACGTTAGATGTACAGTATTCGCATTGCGGATCATATTCGTGGTCTGAAAGGTGATTAATTTTTTCTTGTTTTGCATTTACTATCTCCTGTTGTTGTCGTAACTTTTGTAAAAGTATGTTAACTGAATATTCTTTTTGTGAGTATAATTTTGTTTGTTCATCTAATTCCGTAACATTGAATTCTGCAAGTTGTGTTTCTTGTTCATCAATTTTAGCAATTAATGATTCTAAATCTTGTTCTGCAGTTTCAATATCTGTTTGTATGGATTCGATTTGTGTGATTAATGTTTGTTCTTGTTGTTTTAAAACTTTAATGTCTGGGCCAATGTATGTTGTTGGCATTTTTGTTTCAATCAATTCAACAATGCGTTCTTGCAATGTATTTCGTTGATCTTGTAATTCATCTTCTTGTTGTTCTAATGCGGTGATCGTTTCTTGATTTTCTGATATAATCGTGTCAGCATTAATGATTATATCAGCGAAATCCGTTTTCTTATAATCCTTTAATCTACCAGCCGTTTCTTTGATTTCATCTGCTGCAAGTTGATATAGTTGTTCAAATACCGTAATATCTAAAAACTGGGAAAGCAAGTCTTTGCGTTCTTTCTGAGACTTTTCAATAAAATTATTGTTATCAGCTTGAAGTGAAAATGCAGTTAAAATAAAATCATCATATGTACCTAAATATCTACGAATATTTTTATTTGTTTCACTTCGTTCTTCTCCGTTTAAATTTTCTGCGTCAGTATAAAAATCTACATCTACTTTAACGTGAGATTCTTTCTTTTTATTTTGCGTTCCACGTCTTTCAATTGTATAAATAATGCCATTCATTTCAAAACGAAATGTTCCTCGGAACCATGTTTTTTTATTATTTAATACTTCGTTTGCTTTTCCGGTTTTACTACATTTATCGAAAATTGTGTATGTAATTGCATCTAATAATGAAGATTTGCCAGAAGTGTTTGCAGCAAATAATCCGCATACATCTGATAAATTTTCAAAATTTAAAACATTGCCTTCTCCATATGAAAACATGTTATCGAATTCAAAAGATACAGGATGCCATGTTGTATGTCTAATTGATTCTACTGCTGGAAGCTTCGAATTGATTGTTCTGTTAATATGTCGAATTGCATCAATTTCTTCTGCCGTTGCTTGAGGAAAATTAGAATCAATATAATCCGATAACAATGTATTTTGATATTCAACATCGCGTACATTACCTATTGCTAAACTAGAAGAAGATGCGGATGTTGCATGATCAATCGTACGTTGTATTGTTATATCTTGTACGTTGTATTTTTTGCGAATCGTTGCAATTAATTTTTTCATGCCAGCTGCACTAGTACCATTGAATTTAATTCTAATACGAGGTTTATTTGGCATACGATGCGGATGCGAAACAATTGTTTCACCTTGAGTTTCTAAAGTAACATATCCGTAATCGTTTTCAATTTGAACAAACTCTGCCGATTTAGATTCAACGTTCCAAACAAGTATTCCATGATCTAATGCTTCTCCGTGATTCTGTTGAATAAGTGAACCAGGATATGCAATTGTTCGTTCATCATTTAAAAATTGAGCTGGTTTATGAATATCTCCTAACAATGTTATGTCATGTCCTTTAAACATTTCCGTCGTTACGTGTTCATTTGATATTTGATAACCAATATCAGTTTTAGCAGTATTAACAGCACCATGGTGCATTGCAATTTTATAAGTTGCATCAAAATCTTTTGCTTGAATGTATTCAGCTGGCATCTTATCAACAGCCATATGATTCCAAACACATCCTCCAAATTCAAAAAGTCCATTGTCTTTAATAAAATGAATCATTGGATTTTGAATAACATCTAATACTGGAGATACGGCATCTACTCGATGCATATTGTTTAGATTCATGTCATGGTTACCTAAAATAACAATTGTAGGTAATTTAAAACCATTAAAGAAATCGACTAGCATTTGAACTAGTTCCGGAGACATATCTAATTTGCTATGCACAATATCTCCAGTTACAACTGCTACACTAGATTCAGTTTTAGTTGCATTGATATAATTAAATAAATTTTCAAATACTTGTCGATATTCACCATGACGTTTCAATGTACGAATATGTATGTCTGAAATGTGATAAATCTTATCAATTTTTTCAATTGATGTATTAATTTGTTTTATGTCCATAGTAACCCCATTTTAAGCTCCATGATGCGCTCAAATGTTAAAATATCAGTATTTTCTAAAATTTCTCGTATTGCATGAAATCCTAATTCCGATGCATCTTTATCCTGTAATTCAACGAAATAAACATTTAAACCTTCTGCCATAAAACGTTCTGCAATTTGGATCGCATTGCGTAATGCATCTGAATCTAAACATATGTAAATGTTTTTAACTCGTTCTTCAATGATTTTCTTTTGTAATGCCGGTTGAATTATTTTTCCAAATAATGGAATTGCATTGCGTTTAACTGCAATTGCATCAAATGAACCTTCACAAAGTATAATTGGCTCATTCCAATTGATTGTCATTTCAAATCCAATTATGTCTTTTGAAATTTTTGGATTCTTATGTTTTTGTTTGTCTGCCTTATAATATGCTCTACTAACAAAATAATTCAATTGACCATCTCTATCATAGCTAGGAATAATTATTTTTCCGGAATATTCTCCGGATTCGCAATATCCAATACGATATTTTAAAATATCAAATACCGTAATGCCACGTTGTGATAAATAATGTATTGCATTGCGATAATCAGGCGTATTTTTCTTGATCCATAATGGAGCATATTCTGTAGGTAGTTGAATTGTTTGATTAACTTTAGTTTCTTTAACGTCAGTTCGATATCTAGCTGATTCAATTATTCTACTTAATTGTTCAAAACGTTCTTTAGGTAAATTTAATTGTTTAAATAAAGAAGAAATGCTTCTACCTTTTTTATCAGATATCCAACAATGCCAAGCATTTTCACCAGAACTTGTTGTATTGATATCAATTTCTAATTTCGGTTTGTAATGTGAAACGAATGGGGAGAAGAATGCGATGTTATTACCGGAAGTAATTTTTCCTTTACCTAATATTGATTCCAGTAATTGAAGTAATTTTATATTCTTCATATCATATAATATGAAAATTCTGTAAGTAATCCAATTAAATAATATTAATAATATTAATAATAATATATGTTTGATACATACATTTCATTCCTGATCAAACGATCGAATCAATAAATGATTCAATCTATTAATTAAATAAATTTCATTAATATTTCATGAATATATTAAAAATAATTTAAAAATCAAACCTTATTCAAAGAAACGTTTAACATTAATTGCAACTTCGCCAGATTTTAAACATTCTTCGAGCCATTCTGCAGGAATATCTTTCTTTGCAACGTGTCGAATTCCTAATTTTAACGCAAATTCTCCGTATGTAGTTTTGCTAGTTTTCGATAAACGTTGGTTAGGATTTTGAAATACCATTCTAATATCAGCACCAGGATTAGATGCTAATACATGTTTCATTTTAGTACGATCGGCAGTAGTCCAACGGCCTTTTGTTTCGATAAACATTAATTGACCATTGCGTTTCGTGAATACGAAATCTGGAGTATATTTCGCTTTGCGTTCTGGTACTATATAATTTATGATTTCTGTCTCGTATTTCAAATCATATTCAGTAGTTTTTATCCATTCTGCTACTGTATGTTCTAATCCAGATTTATAACCGTATTTAAGTGCCGCTGCTCGTTTAGAGTTTCCAGAACTGTGAAAATGATTTTTTGCCATAACTTGTTTATTTATTATAAAGGTGTTATTTTTGTTATTTTGTCTAATGGAGCCCAGAACTTTTTCGGACCATCTTTAGTAGAAAATTCTACGAATATCCAATTTTTATTCTGTTTAGATGTTGTAATGTATTTAATATACATTGAATTCGGAGCTACCCATTTGTAATCAGATGGCATAAATTTATTATTCATGAAATAGTATAATCTAGTTGATTTTAAATCTAGTTTATATCGTTTACCGGGTTGCAATTTATTTTTACTTGTATCAGTTTTTTCTGTATCAGTTTTTTCTGTATCAATTTTGCTAGTATTAGTATTAGTGTTACTTGTAGAATTTTCTATTTCTCTAGCTGTAACTACATCTAGATCTACTGTTTGTTCTTGTATATTTTTTTTCATAATTATTTCCTATTAACTCGTTTTCATATATAGTTTTATTTAACTGTCAAATTTTTAAGACCCGAAATAAATTTTGAAGTAACGATACCATTTCTAGGCTTTTCGTCTATTATTACTTTTAATATTTTAGTAAGATTTTTTGATTTATTACCCCATTGTCCATCTGCTTTAAAAGGCGAATAAACATCTTTGTTTACGTTATTATCCGCAGCAATTTGGTCCGGCAGATCTTTTAAATAATTAGCCAATTTTGGTTGCGTATCAATTTTATAAAGTAATAGTTGTTGAAACCATTTTGTTACGTCGCTATATTTTCCGGTCTCAGTTGCTGTAATAATTTCCGCATCAGTATATTTATCTTCTCGGGCTGCTTTTAATTTAGCATCATCATCAGCTTGTTTCTTTATCGCATCTCTTTTTTCTCGCTCAATACGTTCAGCTTCTGCTTTTGCCTTTTCTGCAGCTGCACCCGGTTTATTATCTAGATGATTTTTTAAATCAGCTTCTGCATCTTTTACATTCTGTGATTCTTTAGAATCTGCTTTAAATTTTTTCAAAGCATCTTCGGTAGCTTGTAATTCAACAGTACCGCCTGTTAATTTAGCATTTTCTACAGCCGCAGTAAGTTCAGCTTGTTTAATATTGTATTTTTGTTGTGCTTTAGATAATTTATCTTGTAATTCTTTATTTTCTTTATCCCATTTAACTATTTCCAGATTTTCTGGCGTTGGTGGATTTTTTATATCATTTAGTAGTTTAATCTTAGCTTCATCTTCAACGCGCGTAAATTGTGGTTCATCATCTTCGCCATTTAAAAATCTTTCGAATCTATCTTTAGAATACTGCATCCATTTTTTAAAATTATTTTGTATGTAAACAAATGGATCTTCTTGATCTTTATTAAATTCTTTTGGAACTGTAAATACTTCAACAGAACCAATACCACTTTCCCATGCATATGGATAATCAACTAACTTTCTACCTTTTGATGTTTCTAAATCAGCTTCCGATTCAATTTGTAATTGTTTAACGCCAGTTTGAATAGCTTGAGAATTATATTGTTTAACGGATATTAATTTCGCACCTCCAATTGCATTAGAAGATTGTTTAGTTACCGTAACACTAGTTTGTCGTACGACACCTTTATCTTTTTCACCAGTTTCAATACCAGTTAATTTATTAAATGCGTCAGGATATGGCATTATCCATACGTTAACTAATTGACGATTTTTTGGTAATGGTTCTGACATTACATATATGTAATTTTTTGTTGCATATTTACTCCCTATACCAACAGCAGCAGATGATATATCACCAGTAGGATTCATACTAGATTGAGACATACTAGAAACTTCTCGCGTAATTTGAACTTTATCGCTAGTTCCTCGTACTTTAACTGCATATGCAAACGCAGCACCGGCAGCTTTAGCTTTTGCCAGCTGTTTATCAGATGCATTTTTTAACACAGAAACAATTCTCTCTAATAACGTTTGTCGTATAATTTGTTCTAATATCTTACTCATATTATATCTTTATAATAAATATTACCAATCAACTAATACCAATTTTCCATTCCATATCATAACATTATCAGATCTAAAATCTAAATCTAAATCAAATTCCGGAATATTTAAACGATCAACATCTTGTTGCAATGCATTTAAAAAATTATCTAATTGTGCATTAACAGAATCTGTTTCTTGCAAAAAATTAAATATCGAAACTTCTCCACCACGTTCTCTAGCAAACGAGTTATATTCTTGCATAAATGAATCAATTTCTTGTTTCATATCGTTAGGTAATCGTTCAGCATTTGCCATGATATACATGTCACTTCCATTAACATAATATACTGGAATGAATGTTGTAAATATATCAATTTGATTAACTATGCGTTCTGCTACTTGATATTCATCTCGTTCTTTGGTAATTTTAAAAACTTTATCTTCTCCATCAATTTCATATACTCGACCATTATCACCAGCTCCGATAATTTTAAATTGTTTGTTTTTAATTTTATCTAAACAACGTTTTATGTCTGATCCAGACATTTCTAACAATAAACGTTTTAAACGTATCATATTATATTAACCTTTAACTGATATTTCTTTGTCTAAATCTATACGAACTAAAAAATTCATATCAACATCCATACGCTTTCGTATCGGCTGTGCTAATTTGCCAATAGCTAAAAGTTGTCCTGCATCGTTATATAAACCAATTGTAGTTATATATGGAGCAAAATCGCTTCCTGATACAAAACTTTTATAATTAACATCGCCATCGTCGGTTAATGTTAAATTAGTTGACATATTGAAATCGCCGGCATCGACATTTGCAATAACACTTAATTCATGAATAGAAACTGTACTTTTATATGATGAAGTAAATGGTTGATTTATGATATCATTGAAACGATAATCAGGTGTTGAAATTACAACGACACCTTGTTTACCAAATACATTTCCTACATGATTTGTTTGTGAAAAAGTACCACCTTCAGTTCTATCTAATAAATATCCAATTTCCGCAGTAGTTAATGCTTTATTAAAAATACGTATTTCATCTATTAAACCATTATAACCAGAACCAGATTCAAATCCGCCGATAAATAATGAATGTTTATTATCAATTCGAGCCGAAGCAGATAATGGCGATAATGAATCTACTAACAAATTACTACTCGCAGATGCATGCAAAGTACCATTAACGTACATTTGCATATCACTTCCTGATACTTGACATACAACATGACTCCATTGGTTCATTGATGTTGAAGATGTAATTTGAGTTTTAAATTCAGTACTGCCGGCTGCAGAAAATAACAATTGATTGCTACTACTTATTTCTATTTTAAATGGATATTGTGGTGCGATAGAACTAGATACTTTTCCTAATACCAATGAGTTATTACTATTAGTTGAACTAGATATAAAAAATGAAATTGCGTAATTGTGATTTCTATCATAAAAACCAGGAATTTCTGTTTTAATATATCCATTTCCAGAAAACCCAGCTGCATATCCATATGAAGCAGTTAAACCCGTTGTAGTAGTAATTCCTGGTACGTATGTTACATTTTCTGATTTATATTCAATTCTAGATATATCAAAATATTCATTAAATCCTTCTGCATACATTAAAGATTTAGAAATAATTTTAGAATCATCGTATATAGAATTGTATAAATTTCCGTAACGATCTGAACTAATATATAATGATGCAGTATTACTGCCAGTTATATAACTTGCCGTTATCGTAAAAGAAGCAGGTTTTATTCCTTCTCCAACGCGTACTTGCGGGAATGAAAATATTGATGCCGATTGATATAAATGTTTTTTTGTTCGATTTAAATCAGTTGGTCCAAAAGTTAATGCTGGATATTTTTTATATTTATAATATTGATGATTAACTGAAAAGTATGTTATTGTTTGCAATGTCCCATCGACATTTGATGCATCATTATAAGTTAATTCCGAACCTAATGCCGGTAAAATTGTTGGATCAGAATATATAGCTTGTAATGGCAATGCACTACTAGTTACACTTCCGGAATTAATTGTCCATGTTTTAAATGCTTGAAATGGATTAACTTTGATATCGGTAGAATCTAGTTTTTTAAATACTGTAGGTGCTACCCCAGTATATCCAATTTCATTGTATGTCATTCTAGATTC